GCCACGGAATGCGATTGTGCGTGAAAGCGTTGAAGGCGAGTCAATGCTGATTGCGCCCTTCTGCTGTTCAAACAGTTCGTATCCAGATGCGTCACCCAGAATGAGTGTGCCATTGGCAAAGTTGCGGTCAACCACAACTTGCAACCCGAAAGCGTTGCCGTTGTATTGTCCCGGTGCAAGGTTTCCGTATGCGTTCATTGGCCCAACCTGTGGGAACAACGGACGCTTTGAGGAATCGCTCAGTGCGAGCAAGTCGCCCCAAATGTCGGCTGCAAGGAACAAGTGTGTTGGCAAGTTTCCGTTAGACGATGACAAGATGGTTGTTGCTGCACCTGCTACCCATGCTGACCAAACACTTGGGTCATCCAAGTCTGCAGCGGTGAAGTTGCGTGTTACTGATGCACCAGAAGCCAATTGGTCTGCTGCGTAGTTGTCGGTTGCATTGGCATAGATACGGCCCATGTCGTCAAGAACAACTGACAAGATTGCGGGATCACTCCAGTCAATTGTGGCTTCGCTGATATTGACATATCCACCAAAAATTTGCTTGGTGACTTGGTTGTTGAACACGACCATTGTGCCTTGGCTTGGTGACTGCTCAGCAATACTTGCCCCTATAGTCACATGGGTTGTTACCTCAGGGCGAATAAACACTTTTCCACCAGTAGGTAAGGCACGTGCGCCAATTGCATCAACGACTGGGCGACGACCAATGAAGTTGTTGTAAACAGGTGAGATAATCGGTGTTGGAAGAACTCCGGGTGTGTCAGTTGTGACAATGTCTGGTGCGGCTGCGCGAAGTGCATCGCTCATTCCGCGCCATTGGTCGCCACCTGAGATTGCTGCTGCAAGGTATTCAACAGCGGTTGGAAGTTTTACTTCACGTCGTGCGGTTGCGTAGATGGATGTTGTTGGGATGATTGAAGCCTCGACCTCAACCACTGGGTTTTCTTGTGTTGCCACTTCTGGTTCCTCCTCGGAATCTGTTGGGGTGGGTTCGGTTGCATCTTCTTCTGGTTCTGATGCAGCGATTTCTGTAATGACAGCATCCTTAAATGCTGGCTGTGCGACAAGGGAAATCTCTACGAGATCAGCCTTTGAAACGACCATGACGCCGTTCTTGTCGTACTTAAACTTTGTAGGTACAGCGCCAACGCTCACTGAGTCGTAAGCGCCTGCTTTTACGAGTTCAATGGCGTCAGCGGCTGCGCCCGTTTTTGCGAAGGTGGCCGTGAATCCTAAACCTTCTGGCATATCAGCGAGCGATGACACGACGCCGCGAAGTTGGCTCATGTCGTGATTTTCAAGCAATTTGGGGGCTTTCATGTCTAGATCAAAAGCGCCACGAGCGAAGGAAACTTTGGTGCCGTCCATAACGGTTGCCGATACTGGAGCCCAAGGGACTGCGATACCAGTGATGGTCTTGGGGGCATCTTCGCCTGCTGAAGCGTCGAGAGTAATGGGGACATTAACGAAGTGAATCATGATTGGCTTTCTTCTGATACATCAACGACTGGTTCAACCATGACGTCGTGCATTTCTTCTCCTAGATAGTTCTCAATGTCGTATTTGACATAGCGATTTCTTGGCAAAACATTTGAGGCCGAAAGTGTCTGCTGGATGCATTCAATGAAAGGTTTTGCGCCGTACAAATACAACTGGCGGTTTGAGTCCTGCACGTTTGTGTAGGTAAGGCCCGAACTTTCTTGCGGAGCAGAAACAAGATAGGCAGGAATGTTAGAGACACGAGCAATTTCAAGTGACTGGTACTTGCGCTGTTCGGCAACTACTTCTGCTGGCGAAACTTTGAACTCTTTAAACTCGACATAATCGTTGAGCGCACCAATGGCGTTTTGGCGTCGCATTTGTGACCATGCAGCAGCAATTTCGCTGAGGCTGTCTGAGTCAAGAGTCTCGCCGCCTTTCTGCTGCAAATATCCCGGCACTGTTTCGAGCGTCGCGTAGCGGTCTGCTGCCTGATCTAAGTGAGTAGCGATTGAGAGTGCGCGAGCGCCTTGGTAGAGCAGTCCTTGAATTGGAGAAAGAAACTGAATGACGTCGTTGCTGTCGCCAATTTCTATGCCGTTGAATTGAATGACATCAGAAGGGCCAAACCACTGAGGGCCTGTCTGATTAGGTGTCGTAATCATGGCGGCTGGTAACCAAGTAAAACTTGCTGGCAAGCCAGTGGAGTAACGAGAAGTTACAAAAGCGAAAGCGCGGCCATAGAAGAAAAGGTCACTAAAGATATTTGAATAGAAAAAGTTGCGCGTGACCTTTGGGTCTGGCTGTTCCATCCAAGGCTCTAATGGCAAATAGATTTCTTCGTAGCGTTCGCCCGTCCACTGCTTTGAGTAGTGGCGCATCTCTAAGCAACCAATCATTGAAGCCAGAAGGTCTTTCGAGCGTGACACGGTTGGGTTCTGCAATGCACGTTGTTCGGCTGCTCCTGTGGTATAAGCAAGAAAGTCGTTAATTTGGGCAGCGCCAGCGCCAGCGGCTGCTTTTACGGGTGGCGAACTAATCTGTGCCGTTGTAACTTTCGGAGCGAAGAATCCCACGCGCGGAGTCTTACACAAACAAGTTGCAAATGCAACTACCTTGCTGAACCCATCATTGCCCGACCAGATTGCGTTGGGCGAGACACCAGAGAAGCAGCCGCAACTAGGCAACGAGCGCATTCGATAGGGCCCGGACTTTTCTGGCTTGACAAAACGACGGCTCCATTGGCTTTGACGAGGGTTGCCCTATTGACGTGTTCTGCCAACATCTCTTCGCCAGTGTGCAAAAGTCTGCCCTCAGTAATCATTGATTTGACTAGTCCTGTGTACTTAATCATTTCGGCGTAGCCCCACAGAGAGCGCCGACGGATTAACGGCTCTGGGGTGTGAAGGTCAAGCGTTGGGGTAATAGCCAACTTGAGTTTGGGGTCGTCCTCCATAAGACGCTCGATGTGTCGCCACATTTGGCGGTTGGTTTCGCAAGTAAAAGCAACGCTGGCAACAATGTCGCCGTCGCTGTTTAAGCCACAAAGAATGCCAACATATTTTGAGTCATCCACAGAACTGTCCACAGCCAAAACAGTATTGCCACCAACTAGGGTTTGGTTTGTGGTATAACGCTTTGCCCATTCACCCGGATTTATCCAAGAGTTAGCAGCAGCGACCCAAAGGTTGCAATGTGCTCGAAGGTACTGCGAACGATCAGGTGCAGCCGCTGCGCTTTCCAAACCTTTCATTGTGATGGTGCGCCCCAGCGCTGGGTTGGCTTGGCCCCAATATCTTTGATCATCTGGCGACACGCCGCTCTCAAGACTCCATTCCGCCATGAACAAATCAGAGCGAACGCCTGAGTCAATAACACCCAAGGCTTGCTCGCGCAATTTTAGAAACGCCCGTGAAGATTCGTCGCCAGCGGTGGAGACAAGAAACGCCAACGGAGAAGGCACAGCAATCTGCGACGGCTTCAACGCACCAAAGTAGGTGGCCTCAGATATGGCCCACAGTTCATCAACGATTAAAATGTCCCAAGTACCACCATGTTTCTTGCCTGTTGCACTGTTCACTTTATAAACAGACCCATCAAGCATCTTGACTTGGTGACGGCCATACGCCCAAGTGACCTTTGCCAGTCCAGACTCTTCGAGCAGTTCAAAGACGTCACGCAAATCTTCAAAAACCTCAGTAGCCAAACCCAGTTCATGAGCCGTAGACATAATCCGAACGGGTCGCCCCCAGATACGCGGCAACTCAGTCAAACAAAAGCCAACCAGCGCCGACAACATAGTCGTCTTACCATTCTGACGGCCAGTACTGATCAGTGCGGTAGAAGAAACAAAGTTGCCAGCCTCATCATGCTCCAAAGCACCATCAAGCGCAATCATCTGCCAAGGAAACAACGTCCTACCAAGATGCGTCGCACTCCAAGCCCCAACCAAAGCCGAGTAAGAACCAAACGCCCCAGTCGGCGTAACCAACCGAGGCTGTTCAATCCCAACGCCAACCAACGGAGCCAGATCACCAAGGTCTTGAACCGAGTCATGACTGTTCCCAGAGATATCAGAAAAAGGGGTCGGGGTCGTTAATTTTTGATTTCTTAAAAAAGTTTGTGGTTTTTTTTGGTTTTGGTCTAATCCAAGTATTTCTGCTCTGGCGTGTTGTTGTGCGCTTCGCTTTGCATTTAGGTAACTATTTCCGCGTGTTGCATTGCATTTTTTGCAGGAGCCACAAAGGTTCTCGATGTCGTCTGTCCCTCCACGATCTACTTCAATGAGGTGGTCTGCTTCTGTGCTTGGGGCCTTGTGGCACCAGTGGCAGATGGGTTCGTGCTCTAGGACGATGCGTCTGTTGCGCATGAACTCTGGGCTGTTTCGTTTGGTCATTGTGTTTCCTTTGTTGTGGTGATGTTACTAGCGCCCTTGCTTCGCTGCGGTTGCTTTCAGTGCGTGAGAGAGTCTGGTGTTTGTGTTCCCCACAGTTCAGACCTGTCGGCCTTGGTTGCCGGACACCTTAGGGAAGTGGACACCATTCGTCTTTTATGAAGTTAGAGAACTCTGCTGTGGCGACTTACCCCAACAAACTTTCAGGTAAGTCATCTTGGCTGATTGGGTGCGCCACATCTACCCACGTTCCCGTGTGAACACCAACAGAGTGCAATTCCCTATGTGGCCATGGTCGTATTCAGTTGTGATCAATCGTCAGTCTCGGCGAACACCTTGGAGTATGGCGATGCCGATGGAGATTAGCAGGACATACCAAGCCATAATCAGCATTGGGAGAGCCTTTGGGCTATGAAGGTGATGTCTGATGGACGCCAAAGGTAGCACTCAGCGTGAGGGTGCAGTGTTCTTAACCATTGCAACTGTGCTTCTGACGCTTTGCCTTTGTCGGTTTTTAACTCAGCAAAGATAAGACCACGTTGTTCATGA